ACCAACCTTTGCACCTGCATTTGTAGCCATTGCTTCTTCATTACCATAATAGTCTTTAAAAGCATCTGCATATTTTTTTAATTGGTTATAAGCTTCTGTCTTGTTTTTGGTATTAAATGATAAGTCAATTCCTTTTGATAAACTAATAATCTCATTAATCTTATTCTCTAATTTATCAAATGTCTGTAGCTGTTCTTTTAATCCAGAATTACCAAACTCGAATGTGAACTTATCTAATTTAAGTTTCTGTAATTCCTTTATTTTATCAATTACTTTATCATCTTTTGCATCTAATTGAATTGTGATTTTCTGCTTACCAGCTTTATCACTAATTCCCTCAAATACACCATTTGTTTCTTTTTCAAATTGTTCAAGACTCGCTCTGTAGTCAAAACCAATCTTGATAATATCTGAATTAGCCATTCATTCACATCCTTTCTAAACTGTACAACGCTTTCTATATTCATCTTTTAATCGCTCATGATACTTATGCATTTCTCTATACACACTGAAACTAGCAGGAATGTTATACCAACCATGATAAGTGCCTTTCGGATTGTAAATAAATTCCGACATAAGATCTGAAGGTGTAATTTGGTCATAGTTATCAAACATTCTTTCAGGTGTTACTTCAACGCCACCATAAAAAATAGTACCGTGGCTATTTTTATAAAATTTGTTATAAGACCTGTATAAGTTATGTGTTCTTACATACTGTTGTGGTGTATAATCGCTATAATATAAATCAATAAACGACACATAACCATCTGTTAATCTCTGTTGAGCTTCGTGTGCCAATTCGGAAGCTTTTTTCTGAGCCTGTTTTTCCAAATATTTAATAGTGTCTTTATTTAGTCCCAATCTAATCACCTCCAAAAAATTCACTATAATTTCACTATTTTTACACTAAAATAGGAGAGCAGTATTACCACTCTCCATAAGAAAAACCCTATACGCTTTGACACGCATAGAGCCTAATATTTAATCTTTATTTCTTAAATAATATACAATTCCATATACCATGCAAACAAATCCAAATACGAAATAATAATGACTTGTTGTTAATGTGAAATTCACAAATGGCTGCAACGCTTCTACAAAGATATTATCAACTCTAAATAGACTGAGAAACCATGCACCAATAAGTCCATAAATTATTCCTTCAATCATATAAATCCTCCAAAGAAATTTGAATTTACTTAGACTTCTTTAAATCCACCATTCTTAGCAAACTCAACAATCTTATCTAAATCTTCTTTCGAAACCTCATCGAGTTTCTTACTTACAACGTCCATAAGTGGTGTGAGAGTAGCATTTGCCAAATCAGAAATCCTTCCAATCTGTTTGTTAATAAACGCCTGAGTAGTTGTCTCATTAAACTGAGTATCTGACTGTTTCATTGTTAAAATGGTCTTAAACTCACTCAATTCACTCATAGGAATAAGTGGATCGGCTTTATCAGAACCAACCATTAAAATATCAAGTAAGCCGGATGATTTAAGTGCATCATATCCCTTGATGAATCCTTTATCATCCTCGTCAATCTCAAGATCGGTATATAATTCAATCACGGCACGACAAAACTGTACATACTGACCAACAGAATTTACTCTAATCTTATCTGTTTTACGATACTTTGTTACTCCGTTATCATCATAAGATTCCTGCTCAAATGTTGTCTTATCTACAATCAACTGTGCGTAAGCATCTTTCTTGATAATTGATACATATGGGGTGATTTTGATTTTACTTAATAACTGTTCCTTTAATGTGTTATTTGCCATGTTGTTATACTTTTCTACAAACTCTAAAAGTTTCATATTCCTTTTTCTCCTTTACAAATGTGACTCGTTGACAAACTTCTGAATGTCATATGTATATCTAGTTCGTTTCTTTCTGCTATTTATTTGAACAGCATTATTATTTTTCAAGTCGTTAATATTGAACGACTTCTTATTTATATTCTCCATCATCTTTACGAAATCGCAAATTTCTATAAAGAATGTGTCGTTGTTTTCATTCCTAAAATTACAAATAAATCCTGCGACAAGATTATGTTCACTTGCTTCTTGCAGAGATTTAATCTGATTATCTCTAATCATTGATAATGGCAGACTTGTTGATTGAGTTGATTTTAATTCGAGCAAATACAATGTCCTTGAATCATCATCAAATAAAAGATAATCACAAATATTACTACTAGCAAATCTAGTATTATTTCCATTCCCAAACGATGCTGCATTATCCCTGAAACGATAAATCCAACACGTATTTGGGACAGAATCTTTAATCGACTGTTCAAAAATCTTTCCTGGATTCTGTGCTATTTCCTTTCACTCCTTTACATAACAAAAGAGCAGCTTCCGAAGAAACCGCTCTTTCATATTTCTTATATTTAATTGTGGTATGTATTGGTTTTAGTTATTAAGTATCATAGAATAAAGTTCCCATTTGGCGTTTGGATATTTGCTGATATTTTCACAGACAAGTTTATGGACATCATTCATATTCCCTAAATTCTTGTCAATATGAATTACTTTTCCACCTGTTATTTCGATTTCTTCACAAATTACATTGTAATACATTCCCATAGGCATACATCTCCTTTATCTCTTTATACAAAATAATTCATATAAGTCTACATGTAACGCAAGAGATAAAGCGACTGCATGAGATAATAAAATATCAGAAGTATATCCATTTTCTAAATTAGAAATAGCAGTAGAAGATAGTCCGCATCTCTTGGACAATTCTGATATTGATATATTCTGTTTATACCTATATTCACCAACTTTATTCTTCATGTAATGTAGTATGCTTAGAATTATTTTGTATATTCATATAATACATAAGAAAATATTAACCAGAATTGGTAATTTTTGTGATATAATTAAAAGAATGTTGCTAAAAATTGCCGTTTCTTAAACATTCTTGATATTTCTCAGAAATGAACTTTATGCTTTCTTCTGCTTGACCGTTTTCCATATTATGATCACTTAAAAGCTTTTCATATTTTTTGTATGTTTTGAATACATTATTAAAAGCTTCTTTATTCTGCTTTTGACCATTGGAAAGAGAAGAACAAAAATCTAAAATGTATTTTCGTTTTCTCTCTAAATTATTATCTAATAATTCAGATTCAATATTTTCAATACCTTTAGACATTTTAGTAATCTCTTTGTATTGCCAGTTATCATGTTTTTCCAGCGTGGCTATTCTTTTGTCAAGAGTCTCTTTATCAATTTCATAACCAAGTTTTACACGTAAAGCTTTCTTCGCTTTCTGAAGTAAAAATATTATCTTATCAATTCCTAAGATGATAATAAATACACCCAAGATGACGGTTGGAAAATCTAAATTTATTAATGCTTTTATCTCGTCCATTTATATTACACACTCACCCTTTTAATAAGTAATAAGTAGTAACAAGTCCAACACGACCATCCTGAGTGAGTCCACGATTCTTCTGAAATACTTTTACGCATGTTGTAAGATATGCATCCCATTTACCTGTGATTGGTAATTTTGTAAATCTGTATGTATCATGTAATGTTTTTCTGAGCCACTTGATTGCTGTCGGGCAGTTGTGTTTCTGTCCACTCCACAGATTATGGCTTGAAGCACATGACTGTGAAGCTTCTCCAAATTTACCATCTACAACAAGTTTATTATTTCCTTTGAGATCAAACCCTTTATTCATTGCAGATTGCCAACCTCTTACTCTTGCATTTGCAAGATAATATTTACTTGTAGTAGAAGATGAACTTGCAGGCGCACTAGGTTTAGCTGTTACAGTTGGAGCAGTATTTGTTGCTTGAATTGTTCCATTGGTATAAACAACATTGCCATTGGAGTCAAATACACTATATCCATTTGGACATTCTCTTTTTGCATTACTTATGTCTTTATAAGCACCAGTCTGTGATTTTACATCAGACCATGATTTTCTAACCCTATACAACTGATTAGTAGTTGTAGGAGTTGGGGCAGGCGTAGACGAAGTACTATTCCCACTAGAAAGTGTTACACCAACGATTCCATCCGCAATAGCTTTGGCGATTCTATCTACGTTATTAATATATAAATTGTAATCATCTTTATCATCTACAAAACAAACCTCTACAAGTAAAGCAGGTGATTTTGTCTTTCTAAGTACATATAATCCTGTACTTGTTTTTATACCTCTGTTTTTGAATCCAACAGAAGCCAAATTATTTACAATTCTCTGAGCTGCTGTTTTTGATGAAGAACTATTTTTGTAAATCCATACCTCACTACCTGTTGTAGCTCCATTTCCATTTGTATCGTTTGCTCCTGAATTAAAATGAATAGATACATCAAGATCTACTTTATGAGCGTTACATTTTGCAACAATCTTTTTAAGTACATCTCTCTGCGATGTGCCATTATCTTCAGTACAATCATATACTGTATGTCCGTTTGCTCTAAGAATTGAGATAACTTTATTTTTTATGATTCGATCCTGTTCAGATTCATCAAGTAATCCAACAGCACCACAAGCAATTTTACCTTTAGGATTATGCCCACCATGTATGTTATAACTTGCCATTTGTAATTACCTCCATATTTTTCTGTAATAAAAAAGAGACTCTTTTGAGTCTCTAAATTGTTATATTTAGTTATTTAGTTTTCATGTTTTAGATCGTACAAACTCGTGTCAATCAAACTATTTAGATATTCATCGAAGTCACTATTTGCCTGTTTCAAGCACTCATAAACTGATTTGTTTAATGCCTGAATAGCTTTTGCCTTTGCAATTTCACAAACTTCTTGCTTTTTCTCGTCTGTCCAATCAGATGTACCTTTTATATCCTTTACCTCAGTCTCATACACACATTTAACTGCATTCTTTACTTCTCTAATAAGGATATCAGCATACTTATCAAGTTTCTTTGTCTTCAGATATTTATAAATCTGTGTTCCAATTGGAACTAAAATTACTGTCCAAATAGCAGAGAGCAGTGTCATCCAATCTAAGCTTCCTAAAAAATCTTTCATTAATTAGTCCTCCTCTTCATCAATTTTCTTACTATTCCATTCTTTATATAACTCATTTATTTCTTTTGATCTTAACCATGCAAAAACAACACGTTTATTTCTGCCTGGGAAAATATCAACTAATTTCCCTCGCGACAAAGGTGAACTTAAATACATACAATTTTGAGTCATATTAGGAATGTAAATTACATCTTCTGAATCATATTCCCAATTAAATACGTCACTATATTCTTTAATATCCGTTCACTCCATTCTGTTTATATATTGTTTAATAAACGTAAAAAATAGGGCTACACAAAATACTGAATAGTAAATGCGTAACCCTATACAATTAAAAAATTTAACTTACTATTCAATATAATCATTTCTTCTGTACCAACTTATTATCAGTTTTCGAAGTCTGTTCTTTATTAGGAGTAGTATTAACTGTCTTTTTATTATCTCCTAAAATTTCATTAATGACCTTTTTAATATCTTTATCAAAACTATCCAACTCGGATAAATCACATTTTAATAATTCTTCTTTTGCTTTTGCTTTATCTTTTGTTTTATTATATTCATAAATCGCAAGATAAATTGTATAGTGTGGAAGAGTATCAGTTACTGTTCTCCAAGGAGTATAAGTTTTAATATTCTGACATGTATGACAAACTCTATAAGGTTTTCCACATATTGTGCAAATTGCGTTATTTTCTAATGACATATAATAATTCCTTTCATAATAAGAGTGGTATATTTCAACCACTCTTATTTTTTAAATTAGTCCTCAGATACTAAGATATCGAAAAGCTTACCATCCTCAGCACAGTACTCCTTATTAAGAACATAAGAAGCTGGATGCTTACCATCAGACTTAAGAGAAAGCTCTACGCTTGATGGATCAATCTGTGCTCTTGGACAACGGATAACACCAGCATATACAAGGTTCTTATTACATGGATCGTGGAAGATTGCATGGATAAGAAGTGTCTTAACCTCTGGTACACCATCAGTTCTCTTAATTACCTGAACTGCTGTAGCTGTCTCCTTCTCATAGTTTACAAATACACGACCAGTTGTTCCCTCTGGAAGAGTAATTGTTCTATTAGCTGCATCAATAGTGAACTTGTCTTCACCCTTTGTAGCAGATACAGTATATGTCTTACCGAATGTGTTATTGTCATTAATAACCTTAACATACTTAACCTCTGCACCCTTTGTACCAATTGGAACATATTTAAGCTCTACAGTTGCACCAGCTCCAATTGCAATTGTCTCAGATACAGGCATCTTAATCTTATTTGTATCAGAAGCTACAGCCTTTGTTGAACCAAACTGTGAAGCAGCAAGGTCAAGAGAAAAGAGTGAGTTAGTGAAATCAAATGTACCTTTCTGTGCCTGATAGAATGTCTGAATTGGTGTACCCATAGCATCAGTAACATCTGTACCATCAGCGCTTGTCTTAAGTGATGGATCTTCGACCTGTGTATATCTACCAGTAAGCTCCATTGTAGCAGGATCATATTCCTCTACGGCTCTAATTTTCTCAAGAATTAATTCATTTGGGTTAAAGTTAGCCATTTTTATTCCTCCTTAATAATTTTGTGGCAATAAAAAAGAACTCTAGTCGAGTTCTCCAAGCCAATCTATTTGTTTTTTGTCTATATCATCAAAGCTTATTCCGAAACCAGAATAGCCAGATTGCAACAATAATTGTGCATTTTTAATTTTTCCTATACGTTTAACTGCATCCATAAACGCATTAATTTTCATATTCCAAACTTGTTCATGATTATATTTAAATCCTTCTGAGTTGATCATAGCGGATATCATATTTTTTAATTGAGAATGATATTCTTTATTTTTTGCTCGTTCCATTTCTTCTTTTGCATCTTCTATTAATACCATTTTAGTAGAATTATTAGCTGGAATTCTAAAATCTCTTTCAATGAAATGTGTTTTGCAAAGATAATCAATTATCATATTATAGGTAAATTCATCTATTATTACTGGTTCTAAAGATACCTCATCGAAGATATAATTGCCGAATCTATTATCTTCTGATAATTGATTTATTAAAGTATCTTCATCTGTATTAACGAATTTTGCAGCATCAATTAAACTTGTAAAATGATGTAACTTTTTACCTTTTATATTACTACCAATTAATTCATAGATATTCCCTGTAGGAATTGCTTGATACAAAAAAATTGAATCATCATCTTCTTTTTGTCGAACCTGAAATTTAGAAAAATCTAAATCTCCAAATATAATAGAAGTTTTTTTAATTGGGAATGCTTTATAGAGCAGTGTATAGAATAATTGAAATGGTTGTATTTCAGTATAATCTATTCCACCTTCCCATAATTGTACTTTTAAAGATTGGGGCGTAGCTGTAAAGTTATACAACATTGAATAATAATCTTTCTCTGAAAAATCACATATTTCACCCAATGTAGGTTGATGCAAGATAATATGTTTTTGAACTATAAAATCTTCACCACGATATATCTTTAGTTCATCATTCTCATAATGTTCTTCCTTGCCTATTGCCAAGATTCGTTATTCCTTATATACGATTGCTCACCAAACGGGCTATATGTAATTCCATTAATATCATAATAAATCTGAAATACCAATGTTCTTACTACATAGTTATTATCTGTCATAGATTCTTTAGATGAGATTAATTTTGTCTGTAATCCAAAGATATTAGACCAATTAAATTGTTCTCGTATAATAGAAGCTATTAAATCATGACGAGGCAAGCCTGTAAGTTTATCCATACGGTCATTTCCATGAACAAATATTGTGAATGTTATTTCTGTATTTTTATTTATTTGAGAATATCTTGGAATTTCATCAAAACCAACTTGATAACATATATAATGTTTTACTTCCGTTTGAGTATCTGGAATAAATAAAAAAGGACGGATATTTGAATTGCTTCCAAAATATCTATCCCATTCTCCAAGCGGTTCATATTTTTTATTTTTTTCATCCCATTCCCAATTTATATTTCCCTTATCATTAAAAAGTTCGGATTCTAAATCTTTTTCATTAAGAGCATATAACAGATAAGGATTGGACAATAATGCCTTTTTAATTTTTTGTTTGTAAACAATATTATCGTCATCAGGAGTTTTTCTATATGCTCGGAGTTTATTTAGCAAATCAGTTTTAGATACTATTTTATCTTCTATCATATTACCTCCTTAATCTGTTATTTCTAATTGTAATTTATTACTTTCAATTGTAATAGTCTCATTTGTAATAGTGCAGTAAATAGTCAGAATCTTACCAACATAATCATAATCATCAGGAAACTTTATTTTCATTTGGCAGAAAGAAATGTCGTTTCTGATAATACTTTTATATTCTTCATCATCTATTTCAAAGTGCCAATCAAAATTTGATTTACTATCAAATGTATCAGTAACATCTTCACCAGAATTATTTGAAAGTTTGATATTAAGTGTTCGATAAGAGCCACCAACTTTAATTGTTGATGCTGATGAAGTAATCGTAGCCAAGATATTTGTAACTGGTGATGGAGTTGGTTTAGTATCTGGATCTGTTGGGGTGATTTCTGAATCGAAATAATCCGCATACATTTCGCCTGTTTCAAGATTAACATAATCAGTATGCTCATTCCAAAATGCCGTATATATAGTAAGCTTTTGAATACCAAATGGCATTGAATTTTCAACCTTAGTCACCGTCCATACGGTAGGATGTTCTGTTAAAGCACTTACTACAACTCGCATATTTTTAGAATCTTCAGAAGTGTACCAAAACTTCTCTGTAATAGAATTCATTGGCAACCATATCTTATTCTGATTATCTGTGTGTGTAAAATATCGGTCAGTGTAAGTGCCTATAGTGTAGGAATTCTGTTGTCTTAAGCAACACCACATACGTCTCTTGATACGTTTATCATTATTCTTTTCAATCCATGTAAGTTCATAATTTACTGGTAAAATCAAATACTTTGGAAACTGATTTGCAGGTTCATCACGACAGATAATCCACTTATGATAAATCCCTCTATCATCTGGAACATCCACGAAAAGTCCTATTGGAAATGTCGCTCCATAGTGTTTCCTAAAATCAGTCTCATAATAGTAAAGGGCATCACCTTCATTGAATCTTACAGGCTGACTTGGACGAAACATAAGATAGTATTCCACTTGGTCTTTATCCATTGACTGATAAGATTTGATAATAAACTTTGCGTCAATCTTTGTCTTATTGGTATTTTCATATGTCATACCTTCAGCAAGTGAACGTGTAATTCCATGTTCATCTGTGAAGAAGTCGTCATGAAAATGGTCGTAGATATAACAAGTCTTTGCTGCAAGATCGTTGTTCCACGTAAGTTCCATGATTTTATCTGAATCAGATTTTAATTTTTCGCCAAGGGTGGAACAATTCTTCCCACTAGAGTTTCCATTAACTTTCATTTTTCGTTGGTAAAAATCATATGCAGACATTACTCATCACCAACTTTCATTCTCTGAAGCAAAGCCCCAGCATCAAATACAAGTTTCTTATATTTGTTAAAATTAAATTTTTCTGACTGTA